TTCGCTCTTCGGTGGCAGTATAAACATAGCCCCGCCCGTATTTTTAACTTCAACTTGTTCCTTCTTAATCAGACCTGTGCGGTCCAGAACTTCACGGGCCGCTGCCACGGTGTTTCTGGCTCCCATAGCACTTGGGTCATTTAATACATCTACCATGCTCCACGCAGCTTTAGGGGCGTTCATAGCAAGGGTCATAGACGCCTTATCATTAATCTCATCTTTAAGTGATGCTACCACAGAGGAAATACTGGTTTCCTTTGCATACCCAGCGGCGTTCATAGCCGCACGTAGGTTGCCCCTACATTCCTCTGACATAAGGGCTTCTAAGAAAAGGTTTTGCTTTTCTGTTAGTTCACGTTTTTCATTCATTTCTTGCCCTTTTTCTTTTTAGGCCAACCAGCCTTCATATTCTTGTAGGCTTTTGAACTTACAGTACTATTCTTCTTAGAGCGTGACGTACCCGCCTTTTTACGCTTATTGATATTTTCTACTAGTGACATCTATGCCCTCACTGATTTCTTACCTCTGCAACCCCAAGCTTTACGCCTGACTCTTACTTTCTCAGTCTGCTTCTGACCGCTTGATCTTGCACAGTATGCATCACCCCGTTTTGTGCCTTTGGCAGATGTGCGCTTGTGCGTCTTCCCTTTGCTGTCTTTGTAAGTTGTGCCGTTGGCGTACTTTCTTTCAGCCTTTTTACTAACCCTACTCATCGACTACCGCAAAAATACAAAGGCCAAGCCGACTGCGCCTGTAGCCACCATCCAGAAAAATCTCTCAGCGAAGGCAATCTTCTGCCCACGCACAATAGCCTGTCGCTCCATATCATCCAGACGGTCATCCATCTTCTTGAGGACTCCCCCCATGTCATCCATTCTATTAAACACAGTTACCAGACGCTCTTCCATACGAGCCATTTCAACCATAGCGTCAGCTAACTTATCCACCTTTTCCTCAATTCTATGAAGGCGATCTTCGTCCATTTATTGCTCCAACTCATTAATGTTAATTGGCGCATAAACCTCGCCGTTATACTGACTGTTCATTTCTTTTTAGGGGGCCGCGCTTTCTTCTGTGCAGTGTTATTTAAATCTTTAAAGTGAAATAAGGGTCTGCTTGTCTTTGTATGGTTAGACCCAGAATGCACAGTTCCATTAGGCATTTTATGAGTAGCCCCTGTATACTCACTACCATTTCTAAAATAATGCTTAACGCCTTTACCCATTAGTAATTCTTTCTGTATTATTTGTTCATTTGAGCAAGGGCTACTAGTTTACTTGTAGTTATTATAACAATGTAGCCTTTATCATCATAAACCTTATACTTTCTATTTACCTCAACAATTCGCATTTCTTTACTAGCCGTAGGTGTAGGCGTACCATAATAATCCCCCTATACTTGCGGCTAATATTGATACTACGATGCCCCACTGTGCTATTTCTACTAGGTATGCTCTCGCTTCTGCCTGTTCCTGTGCAACTTCTCGTTTGCGTATTCGTTCCTGTCTTTGAAACTCTACCCAAGCATCATACAATCCGGGTCTTCCGTAGAGCCGCATATGGGACTCAATTTCTCGTCTTGCCTCTCTTAGTCGATCTAGTTCTAAGAACTCCTCAAATGAGTCAGCATCTTTTCCCAGTGCCTTAGAAAAAAGACTACCCTTCTTACGCTCTCCTTGGGCTTTAAGGGTTTCTTCAGCAGTCAGGATTGCTCCCAACTGTTTACCCATCTGATTTATTTCTCTGCCGTGGCCTATTAAGGTTTTAACCTGACCAATGGCAGCATTAGCAGCCGATACGACTGCCAGAGTTTCTACTAACATAGTGACCTATAGTTGGTTAAGTGTTGGTTATAGAAAGCAGAAGGGTTTAGCCAGATTATACAGAATTGTTGGGTTCTAGTTTAATACATCTACCAATAGCTAAAGCATTCGGTTCAGGTTTAGTGGCGTTTAGCTCTACCAGCGTACTAACCCTGCGAACGTCACAGGCTGCTTCTGTTGGGTAAAGAACTTGATTAGATACGATTTTATGTTCACCAAATTGCACTAATATGAGGACTAGGATATACATAGACTATCTATCTTCAAGATCATCAAAGTCTTCATCAATTAACTCCGGAATATACCGCTTCGGGTCTGGGGGAACCGTTACTGAGTTTTCCTCTGTAGCAAAGTATCTTCCGTATCCGTCAAACTCTTTTGCTAATGGGTTCCTGCTCAGTTCTTCTTTTGAGATTAAACCCTCTTCCAGCAGTAGTTGCCTTATTCTGGCAAACTTTAACCGCTGCCCTGTATTAGCTTCAATAGCTGCTCTTATGTAGTATAGGTTGAATGACATGAATACCTCTTCCAACCTTACCCCTACATTGTAACACTAAATTAGGGGAAAGGTCAATACTTAATTGAGTGGTTTTTATAGCGTTTAGCAATTGACCATTGGTTGATTTACTGGTATAATGAAGATGTCCTTCGGGGCCGTATACTATAGGGGTATCTAAGTCACCCTAGTATGGGAGTGGATATGCCCCCTAGTATAGTACCGCCCAGCCCTCTACTTCTTGAAGGCTACATTATAGATGTCGCTGCGATTAATCCCAATATCTTTTAACTGTTGATCCGTTAGGTTGTTTAGCTGCCAGAACGCTACTCTGCGCTGCTGGTGGTGTTGTATTTTCTTTATTAGGCCGCCCTCTCCTGTGACTAGTGTGGCGGCTAGGGCTAGTGTCTTGGTAAACATGGTATTCTCCTGATGTATTCTACACCATCATTATACCATGTGGACTTAGTCAGGAGTACTCACAGGGATGCATAGCCGCTATGGGGATAAGTACATTATAGCCCTCTGCATCATATTAGTACTATCTTCAAAGTAGCCTATACCCCGGTTGCAACTATGACATAGCCAACCCCTGAATTTATCCGTTGAGTGGCAGTGATCCACAACCCACGCTCCAGCCCGTCCACCCTTGCCGTCTACCTCTTCAGCAGACCTCAAGCATATAGGACAGGTGTAGTCTTCTTCCGGCATACCGTGGGTAATACGCAAGTCTTTTCTAACACGACTTAACTCGTTATTACATGAGCGGCACTCCGGCCTCAAGTAAGATGCTCCAGAGGACTTACTATAAGCAGTCAGCGGCTTGTTCTGATTACACTTGGTACAAACCTTGGAGTCCCCTTCTATTGAAGATAGACTACCCCACTCTGGAAAGAGGCTAAGTTGCGTCATCAGCGTCAAATAGATCAGATACATTACCAGTACTGTCTTCCATACGCTGTGCTTTTTCCCTTATTACTTCAGATTCTCTAACCATATCATTCGATATGGCATACAATGACGAGTATGTAGTCTCATCATCATTCAATACCTGTTCCGTTATTTCATGGAACGGCTTCCTGATAGTTATTTCTTCAAATTCGTCTACCGTAAGGTAAACAACAAGATTAAATATACCATCATCATCCACTTCCACTTCAGCATCAACCCATAAAGGTATGCCTTCGTCAAATAATGTGGCATCCTGCCCCAAATCTTCATTAGCCATAGTATCTCCAATATTCGATCACCTAAGTGGTCCTAAGCAATATAACATACGCCACTTAACTAATCAACCCTTCTGCCACTTTACGTGGTATTATTTTTGAGGTGGGGTACTATATGTAGAAACTTGACAGTTTTCTACGCCAATAAAACGCTGGGGGCCATTTACAGTTGCCATTTTCCCAAAATATGTCGTGGTTGTATATGGCTACCGGGGGGGTGGGGGTGGCACTGGCGGGGTCTAAAAAAGACGGGCTGGGAAAAATGACTGGGATATTTAACTCATTGATTTTATTGGATTTATTACTGAACTGCGACTGAATAGGTGGTAGGTTAATTGGATTTAATGCAGCAAAATCATGGTGTTAAAAGAATTGAGATAAGAGAACTGTGGCACATTGTGCAATTACCTTGGAGCAGCCGAAGAAAAACCCTGATAAATCCACCATTAAAATTATTTGTGCAGCAAAAAACTGGCATGACAAATTTTATAGGGCGGGGTGAAGGTCGAGGTGATGCACGTTATTCCACCAGTAGGGTAATTATCGACAATTCTACTAAAAGTTATATATGCCTGAGAAGCCCGTACAAGCCCATACAGTAGGGGTAAACTATTCAGGTATAATTATGCCAGTTAACTGTTTGGCCTCCCCAGCGCTCTTATATTAGCTCTCAGAGCCTATTACATTTAGACGTTAGACATAAAAAAACCCCACTAAAAGCAGGGTTTTTTATTAGTTATTTAACTACGGGAATAGTCAGGTATGCCTACTACCATCCGCTTCGATGCCAATCCACATTGACCCAGCCTGTACCATGATCGAACCATCATTAAACCCAATCTGGGGTTGAGCAGTTTTAATGAACTGTTCGAGCGGCTGCTGGACGCTATGCCATGCGTGAATATGCTTCAGGCTATTTAATTGCGCTTCAGTCATTTTATACCTCGTTAATTTTCAGGCAATGCTCAAGAACCCTGCGGCGTTCGGTTTGTGATAGTTTCGATACTACCGCCATCACATTGTGGGCATTGGTTCGGACCTGATCTTTTGTGAATTTGTATTCGCGGGGTTTAGCCAGTTCTTTACCCAGACCCTGCTCTTTGAGTTTGGCTAGGGTTTCAGGATGTAGGTCATTAATATTCATGTCGTTGCCCACCCCTTGATTACTCTGGCGCTTTGAGCAGCCGTCAGTCTTAGCGGTTGGCAATTTGCAATTGCATCTGCTGGTAGATGGTCCTCATCTATCCAAACTAATTTATTAGGGTTTAGTTCTTGGCCTGATCCCCAAACATCAGCATCTGAGACACAAGTAAAACTAGCAGGGCCAAAACTATCTTTGCGATTGTAATGGCCTTTAGTCATAGAATTTTTAGCATCAACTTTTTTCTTAAACGATGCCCCAGTTTTAAGATGCTTCAGAATAACGGGATACCATAGCGAACCATCAACAGCAGCCGCTGCTCCCCATCGAACTGTAGCCGCCATCGACTGGTAAACCCGCAATGAATTAAATGGATGTTTATTTTTAGTGGTCATTTTCGATCCTTTCGATCAGTTGTTTTTGATCAGGCACAAGGCCCGTTCCCAATAATTAGCAGTT